AATTCATCAAAAGCTTTTTTAAGAGCTTCTTCTAATGAAGTAGAACATAGTTTATCTAAAAAGTTTACAGGATTTTCAGGTTTAAAACGTTTAACAAATTCATCAAGCGTGACATATACTGAATCTGTATCAATAGCAACTACATAATCTTTATCAGTATTTAATGTCTTATTAAGATATTCATTTAAATATTTCTCTGCCCATTGAATAGTTGCTTGGCCAGTAAGAGTAATACCTTCAGCAATTCTCATATCAAAATATCTAAACCATTTATTACCTATCGCTCCATATAAACTATTAAGAAGAATCTTAAGAGCTAATTGTTGGTTTTTTGAAATTGCTATACGCTTTTCAATATTATATTGTTCTGATTTATTATTAGATAATTCTAATTCTTGTTCAGCCTTTAATTGTTTTTGTTTATGTTCAACACGTTCATCATAAATTTTTTGAATTATTTGTGGAAATACACCAGGTTTTTTCGTATCAAAACGAACACCATTAACAGCAAGAGCTGTATAGTATTGTGTATTTTTTACTTCATTATTAAGAACTGTTTCAACATTAACATCCCTTTCATCATTTAAAAGAATAGTTTCAGGTGACATATTATATTGCATAATAATTGATGGATATAGAGAGTTCAAGTCAAATGAACATACCCAATCATGCATTCCTATTTGAGGTTCTTTAACATATCCACCAGCATATGCACCTTTAAATGAATCTTCATTTTGTGGTATTGCTATTTTTTTAGAGTATAAATCCCTATAGATTAATGAATCCCATATCGCCACAGTCCCTAGAACTGAATCATAGTTAACACCACCTTTATAAGCCATAGTTAAACATAAAGTAATAAGACCAAGCTTATCTTCCATTCTGTCAATTAGCTCTACATCTTTAATATTATAATCAATAAATTTTTGATAGTCTGTATCATGTAATTCGTTAAGGTCAGATACTTCACCGAAGTCAAGCTTCTTTTCACCAAGAACTACATTAGCAATATGGTCTAACTTATAAGATTCTTGTGGTCCATAAGTAAATGCAAACTTTTTAAATATCGCAAAGTAATCAAGAATTGTAATACCCTTTAATTCATATTTTTCACGGGTTTGAGTAGTAAATGGTTGTTGTATTTCTCTTTTGTCTATCATTCTCCAAGGAGATAACATTTTCTCTTTATTCCCACCATTGACTTTTGCTATACGATTTACAAGATATGGTATATCAAAAAATTCAATATTCCAACCTGTAAGAACATCAGGGGAAGTATGATTCATATGAAATATAAATTTATGAAGTAGCTCTCTTTCAGTTTGACATTTAATAAAACGAACTTCATGAGTTTGCATTAAAGATTTTTCTACATCATAATCACCACAACCAAATGTATAATAAATATCGTCTATATTATTTTTCATTGTAATTGCTGTAATTTCTTGATCGGCAAGAGCTGGGTCAGGAAATCCTTCGCCAAATTTTACTTCAATATCAAGAGAAGTTACGTTAATTATATTACGGTCCCAATGAATATTTCCTGGAAATTCTTCATTAATATATTGAGCAACATAATTAGTATTACCATATATTTTAAAGTTAGGAACATCTTTATATTGTTTTATAAATTCAGTAGCTTCTTTCATACTACCAAATGGAATTGGCTCTACCCTCGTTCCGTCAAGAGCATGCCAATCAGTTTTATTTTTGGAAGATGAAACGTATAGGTGTGGTTTAAATGGAATAGTGAAACTTACTTTCTTACCATTCTCATAACCAGTATATTTTATTACTTTTCCATGACGAAAAGCATTAGTATAAAAAGTATCGTTCATGATACTATTATACCATAAATTGTATTAAAAGTAAACAGACTATGTAACTATTTTTGGTTTTAATGGGGTTACGACATTACTTGTCATTTTATTATAATTTTTTATTAATTCATCTGTAGGTTTAAGATTAAACATAATATCTTCATTCCTAATACCAAGACCATTATCAATATCACAGTATGACATATAAGGCATGAAACCTATTTGTTCTTTATTTGGTATTAAAAGGATTGGATTTTCTACAGTTGTACTAATATCATTTTCTTTGAGAATTTTTACTAATATCTCTTCACCCGACGTAAGTCGGATTAATCTAATTTCATTCATATTTGTTTTGATTTATAATCTTTTATTGCCGCTTTAATTGAATCTTCAGCTAAGACTGAACAATGGATTTTAACTGGAGGTAAGTTAAGTTGTTCAACTACCTCTACATTTTTAATTTGATGTGCATCATCAAGTGTCATTCCTTTAAGCATTTCAGTAATGATAGAAGAAGATGCTATTGCAGAACCACAACCATAACATTTAAATACTGCATCTTGTATAATGTCATCTTCTACTTTAATTTGTAGTTTCATAACATCGCCACAAGATGGAGCGCCAACCATACCAGTTCCAACATTTTTATCACTAATATTCATTTTACCCACATTGCGTGGATTGTTATAGTGGTCTAAAACTGCGTTTGAATATGCCATAGCGCTCCTTAGTATTTATTACCCTAGCAATAGCTTTTTAGCATGCTTAGGTAAGTCACCTAAATTAATTGTTTGAGGCTTATCCTCTTCTGGAATATCGTTCTCCAAAATAACAATAAGTAGTCCATCAACTATATCGGCTCCAACAACTTTAATTGTTTCGGCTAATGTGAATGAACGCTCAAACGCTCTTTGAGAAATTCCACGATGTGTATAATCTCTCGTATCTGAATCACTATGTTTACGACCAGATATAGTTAAAACGCCTTTTTCAAGAGTTAAATCAATATCTTCTTTCTTAAATCCCGCAACAGCGATTTCGATTAAAAAGTGACCATCATCTCTTTTAACAACATTATATGGTGGGTAACCAACGCCTCTGGCGGTGTTTACATTCATTTCCGCTAATGTATTAAAGAGAGAATCGAATCCAAGGAAGGTATCCCTCGGAAAGTTTGTAAATGCTAAGTTTGTCATAATGACCTCCTATATATAGCAAGGTTATAAAATGTGGCTTCATGCCACGGTTAATGTAGGCCCTTTCGGCATCCTACAAGTTTATTTATAAAGGTTTCATTTAATTCCTATATTATATTTGGGACACAATTCCCAATCAGTTTTATCTTTATGTGATATAATTTTAATTTGGTTTAATGCTGCCGTATCCCCAATGGGCGATACAGTAGTTAATAATCCCCAATCATCCATTAATTTGACAATTGTGTTTCTACGTTTTAAATCATTTTCTGTAAGATTTGATGGTTTACCATCTAATAAGAATAACTCTTTAAAATGAGTTATAAAATATCTTCCTTGTTTATGAAGGATGTGACATGATTGATATAATTTATTATCTTTTTTAGAAGCCACACCTATTCTCGTAAGTGTTTCACGTATCTTAAGAAAATCATCTGGTTCTGCTAATATAACTTCTAACATCATTTCTGGTTTCCAATTAACCAGCTCATCGTTGTATTCCGCCATGATTTATTCTTCCCCTTATTGTTTTCAAGTTTTCATTACTTAAAAGCGGAAGTACATCACGAGCTTTTTCATTGCTATAATTATAATATTTTTTTATAGCGTTGATATTTTCAGATTCAATAGATTTATTCCACTTAGAAAATCGATTACGTTTTCTAATAATATTTATAAGAAATAAGTATTGTAATCGGCTATCGAGATGGTGGAATTTATTCATTTCATTTGCATATATCACGGTGTCAGGAAAATAAGATAGACCACGATTTACCATAAAAGCATTATAATCTTTTTCATTTTCCATAATATCCTTTTTAGTTGAGGATATTGATTTAATAAATTCAAATGGACTCATTAATATAATTTGTTTTTATATATTTAACATTTGCAACTATAAACGATCTCCAACCTTGAACTTCTGTATCATATACTTTTAATACATCTAAATTTTCTGATACTTTTTTCTCCGGATGCTGAAGAAATTGTTTCATCTCTTCTGGTATATAATCTAGGTTTAATGTGCATTTCATTCGACGTTCAGTACCATCTTTCTTTATAAATAATACTTCACATATTCCATCACGTAAAAGTTCTTGTGCATCTGTTCTATTCATTTAAACTCCTATTTAAATTTAATTTGTGACATAATTTCAGTCATACATGCCACTACATTTAATTCATGGTCAGCAACAAAACTATCTTTATAAGAATAATCTGCAAGTATAAGTACTAATTGTGGAATACTTGAAGGCATTATATATTCAATCATATTATCATAAACCATTCTAAATAACTTTGTTGATTCTACGTCAATGTTATCAGTAACCCATTTACGCATACTCTTAAAATTTTTAGATT